TTATATAATTTTCCTGTTCGTTTGATTGATTCGAGAGGTTGCAGAAATGCAACCTTTTGTTTTTATGGTACTTTTTAAAATATGCAAATAATAAATAAAGGGCAAAATAATTTTCTAGTATTTACACTAACAGAAAAAGTTACTTTAAATAATCCTTACTATTTATTTAGCTTTAAACATCAAGTGTTAATGAGTACAGTTAACTTTATTGCAAGTGATGTAAGTGGCTTTCCTACTCGTTACAATAAATTTTTAATAACTGAAACAACAGGAGTTACTAATTTAACAAGTGGAATTGTATCTTTGACGGAAACAGGATTTTATGAATATGCAATTTACCAACAAACAAGTTCAAGTAATTTAAACGTTGCAAATGCAGAAGGATTACTTGAAATAGGAATGGTAAAAGTAGAAAGTACATTGCCTGTTGTTAATGCTTATGATAATCAAAATAAAACGATTATAACTTATGGAGAATAATATATACGATGTAATTAATCTTAAACTACAGGCACACAAAACACCTGTATTTAAAGAAGAAAAATCAAAAGAATGGATAATTTATGGAGCAGATAAAGAAGGTGGTTACTATAATAACTATCCTGGTTACTTACTTTATTTATTCAATCGTAGTTCTAAGCATAATGCTTTTATCAATGGCAAGGTTTTATACATTTGCGGTGCTGGTGTTGGTTTTGATAGTACTGATTTATCAATTCAAGACATTGCACTAGCTAATGACTTTATAAATAAAGAGAATACAAATTTTGATACTTTAAAAGACATTGTAAAAAAATGTGTATTAGATAAAAAGTTATTTGGTGGTTATTATTTAGAAGTAATTTGGAATAAAGCAGGTAACAACTTTGAGTTATTACATTTTCCTTATAACAACTTAAGAAAAGCAAAAGATGCAGATGGCTATTGGTATTCAAAAGACTGGAGTAAACAAAAACAAAGTCCAGAAGAAACCGATTTAGAATACATCCCTTTGTTTGATCCTGAGAAACCAACAGGCAGACAAATATTTGTTTCAAAAGAATACAGACCTGATTTAGATGCTTATCCTTTGCCTGATTATGTGGCGAGTGCTGTTTATGCAGAAGTAGATGTTGAATTGTCTAATTATCGTTTAAATGCAATTAAAAGTGGTTTTAATGCAGGAACAATTCTTAACTTCTCAAATGGCAGACCAACTGAAGAAGAAAAAGAGGAAATTGAAGCTAGACTAAAAGAGAAATTTACCGGAACAGATAGAGCAAATAGTTTACTAATTACATTTAGTGGCAACAAAGATTCTGCACCTACAATTGAACATTTAACACCTCAAAACGTAGATGCTCAGCTAACAGAATTAAACGACCAGGTTATTCAAGAACTAATTATTGGACATCACATTCCTAACCCTATGCTAGTAGGTATTAAAACAGCAGGAGAGTTAGGAACTAAAGACCAGATAAATGATTCTTACGAACTTTATAAAAATACTTACATTATTCCTAATCAAGCTGAAATTGAGAAAGACTTTAACTATTTACTTAAATTAAAAGGATTTTCAAATCGTATTTATTTAAAAGAGTTAGATCCTATCGAAGAACAGTTACCTATTGAAGAAAAGATTAAGGTAATGACTAAAAATGAGGTTCGTGAAATGTACGGATTACCTCCATTAGAAGAAGAAGTTAAGCCTATTGTTTCAAGTGCTATCCATAGATTTGACGACCATGTATGTGAACATTCTTTTGCTTCTCAAAGTGAAATTGATGAAGTAATTGAAATATTCAAAATGTTTGGAGACGATAGAGAAAATTACGAAGTTATTGAGCAAACCTTTATGAACGAGGATAATCGCTTTGAATTTGCAGTCGATGTAAGTCCATTAAGCAAACAAATTAAAAGAGACATTGTTGGCTTATTAGATAAAGACCCATTAATGGATAATAAGACAATTGCAGATACTTTAAGAATTAAAGAAGATAGAGTATCTGACTTAATCAATGACATGGTTAAAGAAGAACTAATCAAGGTTAAAGAAACAAACACAGGCGGACAAAAAAAAGATATTAGAGTACCAACAACAGAAGCTATTAGAACATCAAACAAAATAGGCACAGATACCGAAGATTATAAGATAATGTACACTTATGAATGGAGAACAGGAGTTAAGCCTGACAAAAGAAATTCAAGAGAATTTTGTGTTAAGTTATTGGATGCAAATAAAATGTATTCAAGAGCGCAAATAGAACAGATTAGTAAGATAGTAGGTTATGATGTTTGGAATTATCGTGGTGGTTGGTGGACTCGTAAAGGTGGACAAACAAGAACACCATTCTGCAGACATGTATTTGCAGCGAATGTAGTTAAGATAAAAAAGTAAAATGTATTTTGTAGACACGAAAATATTTAGTATATTGCATAAAAATAATTTTATGAAATACACTATTTATTTATTAAGATGCCCATTAACAAAAGATGTTAAATACGTTGGAATGACTACTAATGTTAAAAGAAGATATTATAAACATTGTGCTCCATCTAACAAAGATAACTATGCAAAAAATCAATGGTTAATTGAATTGAAAAAAAATAAAACTTTACCATTATTAGAAATATTACATTCTAATATAGAAGTTAAAGAAGCTATTGAATTAGAAAAAAAATATATTAATGAATATGATAATTTATTTAATATATTGGAAGGAGGTCTTATGCCACCTACACAAAAAGGTAAAAAATTTTCAGAAAAAACAACACAGAAAAAAATTGAAACAAGTCCACTTAAAAAAAGAGTAGGACAATTTGATAAAAACAATAATTTTATTTCTGAATTTTTTGGAGTTAGAGAAGCGCAAAGACAAACAAGAATAGACCATAGAAGCATTGCTGCTGTTGCTTCAGGTTCTAAAATAAGAAAAACAGCGGGAGGTTTTATTTGGAAATATATTTAAATAATGGCAACAGTATTATTATTAACAGCAACTTACATTAAGGATTACACATTTGTAGATCCTAATGTAGATGAAAAATACTTAAGAATTTCTATTGAAGAAGCGCAAAAGATTCACATTAGAAATTATATTGGTTCGGGTTTATACGATGAAATAATAAGCCAAGTAAGTACAAATACATTATCGGCTTTAAACACTACCTTATTAGATAATTATATAATCCCTGCTCTTAAATGGTGGGTAATGGTTGAGGCTGCACCTTTTTTAACTTATAAGGTAACAAATAAGAACATTGTAAAAAAGAATAGCGACAACAGTACAGGAGTTGATTTTAATGAGTTAAATTCTTTTATGAACTTAGTTACTGATAAAGCACAATACCATACTAAAAGATTAATTGATTATTTATTTGAGTATTCAGACCAATACCCGTTATATGATAATCCTGGCGATGGCTTTGATACTATTTACCCACAAGGTTATTCGTATGAAGAAAGTATTTATTTAGGCCGTAACCGTTCAATATTTAGTTATGAAGAAAAATTTGAAAAAAGAAAACGTTACTAAAAAGAGTGGATATAAACTCTTTAATAAAATTGAAATATTAAAAAAATTTTTGAATGATAACGTTAAACCAAGTAATAAAAAACCTAAATAATATTGCTAACGCACATTATCAAATCAATTCTTTTGGTAATGGTAGTGTTATTGAGTTTGCGACTAGCGGAATAACTGAATACCCTGCAATGTGGGTTGATTATGAGCCACCTGTATTACAAGGTAATGCCTATACTCATGTTTTAAGAATCTATGTAATGGATAGATTGATTAAAGGCAAACAAAATGAGTTAGAGTTATTTAGCGATATTCAGCAAATATCTTTAGATATTATTGCACAGCTTAACTCTACTATTTATGGTTGGAAATTAGTAAGCGATAATGTTACTTTAAATCCTTTTAGTGAACCTAGATTTGATGATGAAGATGCAGGTTATTACTTTGATGTAAATCTAAAAGTGCCTTTTACTTATGATAGGTGTCAAATACCATTTGATTCAACTATAACGAATGCAGGAACATCAAACCTAGTTACTATTGTAAATCAAAATGGAACTGTTATAACTACTTTAAAAAGCGGTGAGAGTTACACAGTAATACAAGTT